TGGCTTGACAGATAAAGATTTAGAACTAACAAAAGACAGTGCGCTTGACTGCGGTAACTGTTTTACAAAAATACCAGGGTACATATTAGAAGATGCGGGTAATGCGTTTTTCTTAGGTGATTACACTTGTGAAAAATGTAATGAACCATTAGGAGGGTAAGTAATGAACCAAGTAATAAACAAATTAAAAAAACAAATAATAGAATCACTTGAAGAAGATAACTTTACAGGTGCAAAGAATCAATTAGATAAGCTAGTGGCAATATCAGAACCAGTATTGCCAGAGATTGTAAAGGGTGGTGAATGATGCAGGAGATAGCGAAGTTGTATGCAGTCAAGCCAGTGCTTGGTGCAACTAAAGCTGCGTTCTTAAAAGACCTGGGCTTTGTCAAGGAAGGTACGCAGTGGGTCAAGCACGGTACAAAGCAGGAGCTGCAAGAACTATGGGATGAGATAGATGTTTACAAAGACATCGGTGGTAAGTTGGTAACCAAAGATTATCCAAAGAAGGATGGTTACAGTAATGGTTATTACAACACAAAATATCCATTCCAAAAATATCCATACTGGAGTAGATACTCTGTTGATTTTAGATTCTTTAATGATGCGGAGATAGATTTTTACTTGGAAGTTGAGAGAGTCCAGGAGTTACAAGCAGCAGCATGAAGAAAAATAAATACGGACACGAATCATTACACGAGATGGTCCAGTGTCACGTTGACCAGCTGCGGACCAGGATATTCAATGAAGGTTTAGACATACACAAGTACAAAGAGATGCAACACTTACGCACAATCTATAAATGTTTTTTGGATTGTAAGTGTAACTTTTCTCACGATGTGGAGTCTAAATAATGTACGCAATAAAAGGAGGGCAAGATGCCTAAAACAATAGTAACACAAATAGATATAGTAATGGACAAGCTGCAGCCGTTGTTTGACTGGAGCAAAAATTTTGACCCAGGTAAAACACCAGCTTCATTGTTCTTAGACATCATCGGTTACAGCGATGAGATACTAGGTGCAGAGCTAGTTGCAGATAAAACAAAAGCGCATGAGTTCATGGGTTATACAGAATACTGCATGCTAGGTGATGCACTACAAGTATATAAAAACTACAGCCACTTGATTGTGTATGAGGCATGCAACAAGTTGCTAGCTAAGGAGCAGCAATAGAGTTTGCTTCTTGTGTTCGGTCTGGTTTCTGCTGCAAGCAGAGACCATGTCCGTTCGGTAAACCAACAAGCGAAGATAACTTAGCTTGTATATATCTTGGTGGTGACAAGCCAGGTAATTATTTTTGTGAGAAGTATGACGAGATACAAGCTGGCATGCCAGACAACATGGCAGACTTCAGTCCAGCATTTGGTGGTGGTTGTTCTTCTCCAATGTTTAACCCCGACAGGGACAAAGTATTATTAGAAATAGGAAGGAGGTGACTCATGTGTAGTTGGCAAGGATTTATTTTACTTACAATGACTGCGTTCATTGTAGGATTCACACTACTTGCTGCGTACTTTAACTTCCAAACATGGAAGGGTTATCGTTATGCAAAAAAACGCATGCGTAACATGAAGTAACGTGTATAATATATACTAAGTAACGTAGAAGGAGGTTACGTTGTCAAGCATTTGTATGATGTGCGGCTATCACACTCACTTAGTGAATGCCAGGCATGTTTGCATGAATGACTTATGCAAGATGTACTTAGTGCCACAAGTAACACAAATAACTATTACAAATAACGCAATTTATTTGTAACCAATTAATAACTAGAAGAGTCTAACAAGACAAAGGGAGGTAAAGCTATGGCTTACGATGTAATTAAAGGACTAAGACCCAGCATAATGAAGAATTTTGTTGAGGAAGGAATCATATACAGTAAAGAAAATACTGGACGTGCAGAACACGGCAGACCAATTAACACTGTAGGTACAAGTAAGATTATGAACTACTGTGAGACAGCTGTGTTGGATGCAATCAGAATGAACAACAAAGGTAAATCTAAAGATGAGATAAAAGAACATCTTGATACTTTATTAGAGGACCTTGGTTTACAGATATATGAACAGTACAGATTCCAACAAGCTGTGTACTATGCACTATCTGATTTAGCATACAAACAAATAGGTATGTTAGCACCACAATCTGCATGACATGGCGAAGTGGGATGAAGAGAGTCTTAACAGACTACTTGCAGAACTAGAATTAGAACTGACTGTCAATGATACAGTCCAGGACCTAATTAAAGAACTCAAAAGAGGAAGGAGAAGATGACTAAGATAACTAGCTATGAAGATTTATTATTACAAGAATTAAAATCTACTAGCAGAATGATTAAGAACAAGATTAAATCACGTAACAGTATGGTTACACACTTGTTTGATGCCAGGAGTACAACAAAGATGACAGTAGATGACATCGCTGCAGCTGCTGGTATGTCACGCAAGCATGTGTACACGATAGTAAACAAGGAAGGTAACGATGGCAAAGTTTAATTTAGAAAACTACGAGACAGTAGAAGATAGATTAAAAACATTCTGGAAGGATAATCCAGACGCAAGAATAGAGACAGATATAGTACACATAACTACTGATGGTACATGTGTAACTATTAAAGCAGAACTATACAAGGACCTAACAGATGCAAGACCAGTGACTACTGGTACAGCACAAGAGACTAAAGGTCAAGGTGGCTTTGCTAATGCTGACGCATGGATGGAGAACTGCGAGACATCTGCAATAGGTAGAGCTTTAGCTAACTGGAAATACCAGGGCAGCAATAAACCTAGACCAAGCAGAGAAGAGATGAGCAAAGTATCTGATAGTAAACCAGCTGCACCTAAAAAAAAACCTATAGCACAAGAGACAGTGACATCCCTTTCTAATGAGATGAAGGAGATTGTATTGACTATGTGTGCAGGTGATAAGAAGTTTGCAGCTAACGTATGGAAGTACACTGTAGATAGAATGGCTGTCAAGCAAGGTATGCCAAAAGTTATGGCAGACTACAGCGATGATAACCAAAAGACATTTATAGATGTAGCTTCTAAATATATAGACAAACAAAAGAAAACATTTGAAGAACGTAAAAGTAATTCAGATGTAGTTAATGACATCATTGAAGTATTTGATGGTGAAGTAGAAGTAAAAGAAGGAGATGACATGACAGACATACCAAGTGGAGAATGGGAGAAGGATGCACCTAGTGAGAAGCAGCTTAACACATTTAATAACTGTGTAACTAAATCTATTGACAACGGTGACGATGAGTTGGCAGCAAAAGCTAAAGCAGCATTGTCAAACGGTGAGATAACTAAAGGTAATATCTTTAACTGGATAGATGCAGATACCTGGTCTCTAAAGGACGGTTCCTAACATGGCTTACGTACACGGGTTGAAGGAACCTAAGCAAGGCACGGATTCATACCGTGTCCTGGAGAAATTAAAAGAACATAGACATGACTGGGTATGTGGTACTACATTTCAGAGAATGTTTATACCTACATATTCGCAGCGCGTATCTGACCTACGTAAGATGGGTTACGGCATACATGCTGCACAATGTAGAGACCATATGTTCTGGCACCATGACCATAAAGGTAATGTTGCTATGTATTCGTTAACAGACTTTGAGGAGGCACCATTCTAATGAGTGATTTAAAAAATGTAGAGACACTTGTATTAATAAAAGAACTATTAACAAGAGGTACAGACAACGGAGTTAGGTTGTTTAGAGAAGCAACCATAACTGCTAAGGACGGAAGAACGCAGCTGCTAGGTATCATGGCTGCAGTAGAAATGAAGTTAGATACACCAGCAGAGGAAAAGAAAAAAGTATTAGATACATCTGGGCATCACAAAGTAGTAACTGGTACAGTGTATATGAACGAGGAGGAGTAATGAAACTTTGGAAAGGTTGGAATATTAGTCTAGGTTATAAAGGAACTCAAACGAGAACTGAATATTTTAAAACAT